AATGCTTACATCGCAGAGTTAACAAAAGAAGTTAACGGCATACCTTACAAGTTAGAGTTTATCTGTCTTGAGGTTCCAACTGGCGGTGACCCAGATATTAATCTGGTTTGTTCTGCAACAGGCACAACGGCAGAAAACGCTGCTGTAACAAGCGGCACAGTTCTGTTTAATAATGGTGACCTAACACTTGGCCTTCATAACGAAGCAGACGCAGGATCTACACTGGCAGCTTTGACTAAAAAGTTTTTGTATCTGACATCAGGAGATGCAACAGAGGCAGCTTACACCGCAGGAAAAATTGTAATTAAGGTCCACGGTGCAGCTTTTGACTTTGCTAATGGCTAATATTAACAGAGAGGGGACTACCCCTCTCCTTTCTTAAAGGAGATTGATATGGGCCATTCAGATATACAATCCATCATGATAACAGCAGATGCGAATGCTGCTGATGATGATTCCGTTCTAGAGGCAGCTCGTCCTAATACGACAGCGACTCTTGATGGAGCGGATACTAGTGGGGGTGTAGCCACGTTTACCGGAGCGCAGTTGATCAATGTCACAACTACAGGAACCGGGGATAACGGCAAGACCGTCACTCTTACAGGCACTGATGTTAATGGTGATACACAAACAGAGGTTATAACACTCACTGGGTCCGCTACAGGACACTCCAGTACAAAGTTTTTTAGAACCGTAACAGGGGCAGAGCTGTCTGCACAGCCAGCAGCAAATATCAAAATAGGCCACCTTGCCACCACAGTTAAGGATGTAATCTTTGCTGGACGGGCAAGAATCAAGGGTGTTTTGATTGTCAACTCTGCAACAGCGGGAACAATGGATTTTGTGGCTGGTTCTGTAACAGGAACAAGCAAGCTGAAGCTGAGAAGCATAGCGGATGATGAAACGTCAAGAGACATAACCGTACCTGAGCATGGAATATTGTTTGAGGGTGGTGCGTTCTTGTCATACACATCAGCCACCTTTGCTTTCATGACAGTGTTCTATGCCTAGGAAAAAGGAAACGCCGATAAAAACATCGGTGAAGTCAGGTAATTTCCGTCCCACTAAAAAAGGGGCGGGGATGACTGCCAAGGGTGTTGCGGCATACAGAAGGGCAAACCCCGGAAGTAAGCTCAAGACAGCCGTCACAGGCAAGGTAAAGCCCGGTAGTGCGGCGGCAAAAAGGCGTAAGTCGTTCTGTGCTAGGTCTGCCGGACAAATGAAGAAGTTCCCAAAGGCGGCAAAGAACCCAAATAGTCGTTTGCGTCAAGCTAGGAGAAGATGGAAATGCTAAATTCTCAATTTATAGCAGGTACGCTTTTTGTTGCTTTAGTGGGGGCATGTGTCACAGGCATGACATGGATATCATCAACTCTTATAGAGGTTGATAAAAATGTTGCCGTGATAGCTGTTAAAGTTGATTCTAACAGTCAGAAGATAGATGAACTTCACGTTATGCTCCGACCAATGTGGGAGGAGTTTACAGGGAGAACCTACGATGACAATCTCGCGAGCTACCATGAAGCAGCAGTTAAAGGGGAATAGGATGCCTAAAAAAATGAAAAAGAAGCCAGTAACCAAGGCGTTTATGGGCCTTCTTACAGCAAGTCCGTCTCTTAAATTTATGAAAGACAAGGGCATCATGTCAGGCGGCGCTCTTGGTTTGGGGCAATTAGCAGCTAAGGCATTAAAGAAGAAAAAGAAAGGGGCGGCATCTCCGGCAGCGCAAGCACCTCAAGGCATGACAGCCACACCAATGGCAGCGGCAACACCTTTGATGGGCGGCGGCATGGTCAAAAGAAAAAGATCTATTGATGGTATAGCGCAACGAGGCAAGACAAGGGCTAAGTAATGCCAAGGAACTATTCATCTGAGTATAAAAGGTATCAATCAAAAGCCTCTCAGAAAAGAAATCGAGCAGGCAGGAATGCAGCTAGAAGAAAGATGACCGCTGCTGGTAAGGTTAGAAAAGGTGATGGCAAAGATGTGGCTCACAGGAACGGCAACCCGAATGACAATCGCCGTTCTAATTTAAAAGTTGTATCGGCTGCGAAGAACAGATCGTTCAGGAGAACATCTACTTCGGGCAAAGTAAGCAGGAGATCATAATGAGAGCAGCTAAAAATCTATGTGCAAAGCGTAAAAAGCCTGTTGCCATGAAGTCTGGTGGTCAAACTGCAAAAAAGGTTAATAAGGTTGTTAAAGGTCTTAAAAAGGCATCAAAGCTACATGCCAAGCAGGCCAAGACATTGTCATCGTTAGAGCTTAAAAAGGGTGGAAAGACAAAGTCCCGTGTTAATGAAGCGGGAAACTATACAAAGCCTGCGTTAAGAAAAAGAATATTCAACAGGATTAAGGCTGGTGGAAAAGGTGGCGCTCCGGGTCAGTGGTCAGCAAGAAAAGCGCAAATGATGGCGCAGGCTTATAAAAAAGCTGGTGGCGGTTATAGAAATTAGGAGAGTGGTATGCATGTAAAAAGAGTTAAGAAGGTTGTTAAAGGTCTTAAAAAAGCCTCTAAGTTACATGCCAAACAGGCTCAATCTTTAGGCACATTGCTAAAAAACAAAAAGTTTAGAGACTATGGTAAAAAGAAAAGATCCAAAATTGGGAACGGGAAAAAAGCCAAAAGGTAGTGGTAGAAGGCTTTATACTGATGAAAATCCCAAAGATACCGTAAGAATTAAGTTTGCTACACCCGCTGATGCAAGGGCTACGGTTTCTAAAGTAAAAAAAATTAGCAAGCCTTATGCTAGGAAGATACAAATTTTAACTGTTGGTGAGCAAAGAGCCAAGGTTATGGGAAAGACAGAAGTAGCTAGAATATTTAAACAGGGTAAGGAAAGCATAAGAAAAGCTAGAAAAAAGAAAGCATAGAAATGGAACCGATTAGCACAGCATTGGCAGGATTTGCTTTATTTAAAAGTGCTGTTGACGGCATAAAAAGTGTGATCGGCACGGCGAATGACATAGGTGATATAGCTGGACACATAGATAATCTTTTTGAAGGCGAAAAGCAGGTACAGCAGGAGAGAAGCAAAAAAGCTGGTGTTGGTAGTGTAGGCGATCAATTTGGTGTAAAATCAGTAGCAACAGAGATTATAAACGCCAGATTAGCTCAAGAGCAGATGAGAGAAATAGCCACTATGGTGGATTTGAGATTTGGTCCCGGCACATGGAAAGGTATAGTAGACGAAAGAGCGAGAAGAATACAGCAGGCAAAAGAAGCAGAGGCGCAGGCTAGAAGGGAAAAAATAAAAAAACAAAAAGAGTTTGAAGAGAATCTCAAACAGGGTTGTATGATATTGTTGGCTATAATTTTAACTATTGGTCTTTTTATAGGTTTAATGATTACAATAGCGCATAGTCAGAATTATGTAGAAAGTTACAGGTAACTTTATGGCGTTAAAAAAGTCACAAAGAAGTTTAAAGTCTTGGACCAAACAAAAATGGAGGACTAAAAGTGGCAAGCCCTCTACACAAGGACCAAAGGCCACTGGGGAGCGTTACCTACCAGCCTCTGCTATCAAGGCGCTTTCGCCGAAAGAATACGCGGCTACCACCCGTGCTAAAAGAAAAGCAACTAAGGCTGGTAAGCAGTTTGCAAAGCAGCCTAAAAAAATACGAGCGAAGGTAAAACCTCATAGGAAAGTAAGATAATGGCTGTAGTAACACCGGATTTACCAGAGATATTCGAGGAAGCCTTTGAAAGAGCCGGATTATCCATGACCACTGGCTATGATCTAAAGACGGCGAGAAGAAGTTTTAATTTAATAACATTGGAGTGGCAGAATCGTGGGCTTAATCTCTGGACTATCAACTCTGGCACAATCTCTCTTACAGCGGGTACGGCAACTTATACGATGCCTACGGGAACTATTGATATCCTTGAACATCAGATTAGAACTGGCACGGGAACAAATCAGGTTGACACTGACATCCAAAGGATCTCAGTTTCTACATTTGCCAAAATCAGCGCTAAAAACACTCGTGGCAAGCCTTCGCAAATATTTGTACAAAGATTAGCCACATCAACCACTGTCACATTGTGGCCTGTGCCTGACGATGCTGACACATATACTCTCGCACATTTTCATCTTTTAGGGACTGATGGCGTGTCGTCTGGCATATCAGGCACCGCCGCTGTCCCACCAAGGTTTGTCCCATGTTTGGTTTCCGGATTGGCGTATTACATAGCCATGAAAAAGCCAGAGGTGGCAAACAGGGTTGCCCCCCTGAAACAGGAATATGAGTTCCAGTTTGAACTGGCGGCAAACGAGGATACAGACTCGTCAGCAATTAAGTTCGTCCCATATGATACATTTTTCCTAGGAGGTTAAAATGCCAATAGCAATTAGAGAATTAGATCCCAAGACAGGGAAACCTAAACCAAAGAAAAAGAAGAACCCACCACAGGTTGCGAAGCGTGGCGGTGCAATGAAGAAAAAAGGAATGCGCCGTGGTGGTGCAATGAAGTCTAAAGGTATGTCCAAGGGTGGTAAGATGCCTATGGTCAAAGATCCCAAGACTGGTAAAAGAGTTCCAGCGTTTGCCGTTGACGGCAAAGGAAAAATGCGTCAAGGAGGCATTATGAAGAAAAAAGGCATGAAAAAAGGTGGCATGATGAAGAAGGGTTATGCCAAAGGCGGTTCTGTAAAGCCGGGAGCTGCCATCAAAAAGTTTCTGGATGCAGGTGGATTTAAAGATATGACGCCTTCGGAACTTAGCCCAATAATGAAGGAGTTTAAAAAGTTAGACTCTTTGAGAAAGAAAAGAATGGGCGGCATGATGAAGAAGAAGGGCATGGCTAAAGGTGGCCCTATGAAGAAAAAGGGCATGGCTAAAGGCGGCTCTATGAAGAAAAAGGGTATGAAAAGAGGCGGTGCTATGAAGAAGAAGGGCATGGCTATGGGCGGTGCAATGAGGCGTATGAAGTCCAAAGGCATGAAAAGAGGAGGCTCAATGAAGAAAAAAGGAATGGCAAGAGGCGGGGGTGCTGCTGTAAGAGGTAAGCGTTTCACAAGGGCAGGTTAATA